GTAATAGAAATTAAAGCCATCTACATAAACAATTACTTTTCGCTTATCCATAAAACCGCTATAAAAAATAAAACCACCAAAAAGGTGGTTAGGATCTTGGCATTTCTCATCCAAGAGGGGCATATATTATTTCTAATACGCTACAAAGATAAAGCGTTTTTTTGATATTTCCAAGAAAACGATAATCTTTTTTGCAAAAGTAAATGATTTATTTGCATAACGAAAATAAATCGCTACCTTTGCCCTCGACTTGTAAGAAAAGTAATTTTAAAGCTATACCGGAAATAGCGCCTATTCCTTTTACGCTGTCAAATGAAATATCTGGCGTTTGTGTATTGGTGTAAATCATGCGTAAAAGTGTTTCAATTTCGAGTTTTACGCTTTCTGGTGCGTGTTGCCATGACAAATATTTTGCGTCGGCGTTCTCGCCTTCAAGTTGCAAAATTGCACCGCTTTCGCCTTTCTTGGTAAAACCTAACAACTCGCCTTTGACTACAATTTTCGGGGCAGCATGGTAATCGTTGGTATCGGCAAAGTTTGATAATAAAGTTTCCAATCGGTCAATTAATCCTTGTACGTCTACCCATTCTACAAAATCCTGTCTTCCGTACACAACCGGAATTTTACCGATAACATTTTTCTTTGGATAACCTTCTACGAGTTGCCATTGTGCGTTATCCTGTTCCCACATCAGATGCTCGGTATCGGTATAGGTTTCAAAATAAGTGCGTTTTTTCCCTTTTTTATCCTCAATTATAAACTCTCGCGAAAAAGCGATCATATCACCGGTTTCATCAAAATAGGGAAAAAGTTTATCGCCTTTTTGCGGACTGAAAATAGCAACACGCAATTTGAATTTTGAAGGAAACCCATAATCAGAAGTTTTTTCTACCGGATACCAAAGTTCGGCAGCTTCGGTGGTACTGAATATTTCCCGCGCTACTTTCCGGTTAATCGTCCGGCTCTTTGTGCTGAACAAAACTTTTTTAATGGCATTCAATACTGTTTTCTCGTCTTCGCTGTCCGGCTCGGCATTCAATGTAACAGAATTTCCGAATGTAAAGGAAACGGATCGTTTTACAATCAGTTTTTGAATAGCAAAAGCAATCCGGGCGACTGGCTCCGGTCTTGTTTGTTCTTTTTCGCCGCCGGTATAACCGGCATCCAATGATTGGTAATTTTTCGACGGCTCAGGAATATCAATTTTAACAAGTTTATCCGGTCGTTTTACTTTGTCAAAAATATCATGCTTCGATGGGTCTAACTGTGAAAGAAACAAATCTATATCCGGCTGCGGAACATTGCGCCCCGATTTTAATTCTTCAATAATGGCGTTTATGTCGCTGTTGTCTGTGAAAAGTTTTTTAATGTCCATATCTGTAATGTTTTATATGTTTTTTATATCGTTATTAAAAATATCCGCTTAAATCTTTTTTTACTTTTCGTTTTCCGAGTACCTCTGTTAATATTACATATCGTATTGCATCAATGGCGTGGTTAAACGAATCAATCGGTTTGTTTAACCATTTCCCGTCTTTATCCTGCTGGTATGTGTAATTTTTCAGTTCTTTGATAATGTTGTAACTGTTTTTTGTAACGCAAATCCGGTATTCAAGCATTTTCGTTATTCCGGCTTCGATACTTCCGGGAAACTTTTCTACCGGAATGATATTTATTCCGGCGTTATGAATTTCTTTGATTAATCGCGGGTCGGCGCTTTCGGAAATAATGCGCCTGTCTTGGCATTTATGATTCAGCAACTGCGTAATGTCCCTTGTTATCATTTCTGTACGATAGCAAAGTTCATTGACAAAAATGGTATCGGCTGTAATAATTACTTCTACAATGGCAGTCGGATCATTTGTAAAACCGAAATCCATACCAACAGACACATGTTTTGCTATTGGCATGGATTCTATTATTTCAACATTATTAAAAATGAGACCTTCTATTTGCGCTTGGATTCCAAGTCCGTATATTTTCCAAAGGCTTTCATTTTTATGCTGTAAACTTTCTATTTCTTCAATTATGGTTTTTTCTAAAAATGGATTGTCTTTATAGGTGGTAATAACGTGCTTTGTCCTGTTATCTCGGTTGAGTTGGCAAATCCAGTGTTCATCGGAAAACGAGGGATTATAATCTATAACCGTAAATTGCGTTGTTCTCATTTTCAACTGCTGCCACTCTATAAAAGCTAATTCGTTGGCTTCATTTACAAATAATATATCTCTTTTCCGTCCGCGCAGTTTTTGTTCGCTATCTGTACTAAAAAATTCTACCCACGAACCATTAGCAAAATGATAGGTTAATTCGGTTTTGTTCAATCGTTTTTCATCAAACAAAAGCATATTCATTAAAATCTCTTTGAAGTCTATAAATACCGAACCTTTTAATGACGGCAATGTAGCACGGACAATTGATAGCCGTGTATTTTGGTGATTCAAACAATACACAATTAACCATATCAGAGCGTTATATGTCTTGCTGCTACGGCTCGACCCTTGCAGGGAAACGGTTGTAAATCCGGCTGTCTTTGCTTGGTCTATTTCACTGTAGATTTTCGTTGTCTGTATTTTCGGCATTGTTCATTACTTTATCTCGGTTGTCTATCACTTCAATCGTCAAAGGTTCGGGATTAAATGGTGTGCCGTCTTTTCCGGTTAATTCGACTTTTTGAATTGCTTTGCCAAATTGCCGCTCTCTGAGTTTATCAATCGTTTTTGTGTTACCGTTTTTCATATCAAACAAAATCCCCATTGCTAATCCTTTGGCATAACTGTTACAATCTTCCCAGCTTGCAAGGGCTTTTAGCTCGTTGGTTGTCATTGTTAATATGGCGGCTTCCCATTCGTTTATTTCTGTTTCATTTAGTTGATAAAACTTTTTTGCTTTCTTTCTTCCCAAAATGTTTTTTAGGGCTTCCGGCACTCTGCTTGGCGGTCGTCCGTTTGGGTTTCCACTTTCGCCTTTTTGAAATGGCGGTTTTAACCCTGAAATATTGGGATTGAAATTCGACATTTGTTCGGTGTTATTTGCAATTTGTATCGGTGTTATTCGATACAAAAATGTTGCCTTCAAATTTGGCTGTTTGTCCGGTAAATTCTTCCCATCGTTTTACTATTACATCGCAATAACACGGGTCTAATTCTACCATGTAGCAAGTTCGTTCTAATTGTTCGGCTGCCATTAAAGTGCTGCCGGAACCACCAAACATATCTAACACAATATCCCCGCGTCTGCTACTGTTTTTTATTAATCGTCCAATTAATTTTAGCGGCTTCATTGTCGGATGGTCTGTATTTCGCAGTGGTTTATCTTCGTTGATTACTGTTGTAGGTATGTTTCCCTGCAATAATTCCTTAACCATGTTTTTAAGTTCCGATTTTGAAAGTTTATCAATATCCGGCTTATCTTCGATAACTGTTGCTAATGAACGGTCTTTTGTGAAATAGTGCGGTGCGCCTTCTTTCCAACCGTATAAAATAGGTTCGTGTTTCCACTGATAATCTTGGCGACTTAAAACGAAATGATTTTTATTCCAAATTAATTCTTGTTTGATTGTAAATCCGGCTTGACTGATTGCATTACGGAAATTCAGAGTTTCGCTGCTTGCATAAAATACGTAAAAACTTCCTCCCTGTTTAGTTCTGTCAAATGCTGACAAAAATGCTTTCAAAAGAAAATCATAAAAACCTGCATTAGTAAGATTGTCGTTTTTTATTTCTGTATTTCCGTTTTTGGATACCCTATTATTTGGGCGATACTTTGTTAAATTATTTTCTTTTTCTTCATAATTGACATTATACGGCGGATCAGTAATAAGTAAGTCGGCGGTTTTATCGTCTATGAGTTTAGACATAAATAATGGGTCTGTGGAGTCGCCGCAAATTAACCGATGCTTTCCGAGCTGATATATGTCGCCGGTTTTGCTTTTTGCTTTTTTTGGCAGATTGTCATCTACATTGAAGTTATCTTCCTGTGCATCGTCTTCTATGTCGATATCAACGTTTGGAATATCTACGCACCAACGTTGTAAGTCTTCGGGGTTCCATTCGTTGGCGAGCAAATCAAAATCCCATTCGCCAAATCCGGCGTTATCTTTGATTGTGTACGCCTTTAATGCTTCTACCGGTGTTTCGGGTGGGATAACCTTACATGGCGTTTCTGCATAACCGAGTTCTTTCATGGCTCGGTATCTCATATTTCCGCCAATGATAATATATTTGCCGTTGTGTTCAAATACTAACAACTCGCGGAGTGAAAGCATATCAGGGTTTTCCTGAATGGATTCCTTTAATTTCCGGTAACGTTCATCGCGAATAAATCGAGGGTTTGCCGGTAAACCCTCGATTTGTCCTTTACTACCTGTTTCGGTATCGTCATCTCCTTCAATCATTGCAAAAATCTGTGATTTATACCAGCGTATCCAATGGCTGCCGTCGGCTTCGTATTCTTCGCGTTCTGTATCGTACATCTTAATTACTTTGTTGTACTCTAACTTGCTTACCTTTACGGCTTCAAACGTACATTCTACGTTTATTTCCAAATAATCGGATATAAACGTTTCGGCTGCTGTTGGGCTTTCGGCAGTTACGATATACGTCTTTTTCTTTTCGCCGTTTTTGCTTCTTATTTTCAGGCTTGTTTCCCACAAATTCATGTGTTCCTGCTTATTCCCTTTTAATGGAATATTGGAAACGCGGACGGTTATAATTCCGTTTTCTTTCAGAGTTAAAATGTCAATCTCTGTAAGTTTACAACCTTTATTCAATACGACTTCGCTACGTTCTACGCTTGATACTGCGCTTGTTTCTTCGTCTGCAATATCTTCAATCCAAACTTTGGATTCATTTTGTAAAAGACACCATCCTTTGGCTTCTTCTATCTGTAATGTTTTTTTTATAATTTCCATTTGTTTATTTTATTAAAATCAATTCGTTATTATGATTAAAAAGGTGTTTTGTTGAATAAAATTTCCATTCCTTTGTCGGCTACATATACCGTTTTTCCGGTCGCTTTCCTTATTCCTTCTTTGAAGTCTTGGGAGTTACTATTACCGTCTGAAAGATGTATTAAAACAATATTGTTTACTTTCGATAAATCGTTTGCAAGCAATGTTTTCATACAGGTTTCGTAACTCATGTGTGATTGTAACGTCCGGTTTCTTTGTGTGAAAGAAATACTACCGCTCCGCGTATTTTCTTCCAAAATATCCATTCGATAATTAGATTCTATTAGGATATTGCTAAGGTTGGAAAAAGTACACGGAAGGTAGTATGTATCGGTTGCAAAAAGGATATTGCCTGATTCCGCATGATTAATGAAAAATCCTAACGGTTCGGCTGCATCGTGCTTTGCGGCAAAAGGTAGAATTTTGAAATTACCTACCAAAAATTGTTTGTTTGCCAAAACAATATGCGTTTTCGATTTCTCGCCTATGTCGGCATTATCTGTTCTAATAGTTCGGCTTTGCGCTTCTCAAAATCTTTTTCTTTGGCTTCTATTTGCTTTACGAGGTATTCCTGTCCGCAAGTAGGGCAAATTGAATTTTTAGGATCGTATTCTAATTTGTTTTGAGAAAACCAAGAGGTGCGTTTGAGTTCAATTTTTTTATTAATCTCGCTTAATTGGTATTGTCCTTTTTTTAGGTCACCTTCAAGCGCGGTCATTTCCTTTCTTCTCATTTCTGCCGTTCTCTCGGCTCGCTGCTGAATGGATGTTAGCTTTGTTTTTGCCTCGTTTGTGGCGGCATTCCGGTTATTCCATTCCTCTTTTGATTTTTGCTTAGCATCAAAAACTGCCTGCTGTTGGATTCCTTTTTGCGTGTTAATTTGGCGTTGTATTTCTGCCTGTGCTTCGTATTCCACTCGTGCTAATCCGGCAGCACTTTCCATTGCCATTTCTATGGTTCCGATGTTGTTTTCGACTGCTGTTTTTTCTGCTTCCAATGCTTTGTAATCTGGTGCGGCTGGTGTGGCCCGCGTTACTTCGTCAATTCGTGCAGGAATTAAATCCAATGCGTCTTTGATTTTCTTTTTACGTGCGGAAATTTCGGATTTAAATTCGGCTAAACTTTTACCGGAAAGTTGCAAAAGAAGTGCGGAAAAGTCCGATCGGTTGGCGGCTATTTCTTCGAGTGTAATTCCACCGGCAATTTTCAAAAGTATTTCACGTTGTACCTGCCAATCCAAACGAGGAAAATAAAGCGGATTTGTAAGTATCCGAAATAAATCTTCGTCAATGATGGAATTTATCCCGTAATCCTTGACGTGTTGTTACTTCAAACAGCGCCATTAATTTGATCCGTGCGCCGGCAACATCTCTTATTGCCAACCTGTAAAATCCGTTCTGAAATGCTCTTTTTTCCATTTTCT